AAATTGTATGTCAAACTTTCATCTAATCCCTTGTTAATCAGATGTAAGCACAGCTCCGAACAGAAATATCTGTCCTTATGCTCAATTCCCAGCTCCAGCAACTGGCTGAAAAATATAGCTCCGTAATCATAGCCCTTGCCCTTCAGCTTTTTAAACTCTTCTAGCACAACTGGAATTTCAATGTGTCTATCCAGTTCAAAAATATCCATATTTTCCTTATAGACAAAAGGCTTTATCCTTACGCCACCAGGATTACTAAGATATACATAGTCATTATAGATGAATTCACAATGGCTGTATTTTCCTAATGTCCTTAAAGTTATCAGAAATCCTATGGCGCTTTTAGGCTTGTGAAAACAAATATAAAGTTTATCCTTTTCTAACTGCATAAAATACCTCCTAACCTTGTTTTATTTCACTTTCAAACAATTTATTGTATTCTGCTTCAGCATCAAATGTTTTCAACTCTTCAACAGTTTTGTTTTCCAAACTGTGTGACAATGTTGTCTCGGCAACCATTGAGGCTGTCGTATGCTTTCTCATTATTTCAGACATTTCTATAAATTTCTGCACCGGAACATTCACATACTTTTCAGAGCCATCCTCTGTGTAGAATTTCCAGTTGCTGTACTCTGTTGACATTAAGTCAGTCATAACTTGTGCAAAGTCCAGTTTCTGACCTTTGGAAATTTTTCCCATAAGCCCAAGGATAAACCTTAGAACTAAAGAAAATAATATTTTAGTGATATTGCTCTGGTCAATAGTCCTATTGTGTTGCAAATATTTAGTCCCTTTCACTTCAAATTCAAAAGGCTTTTTTTCCCTCTCGATTCTCAGTTCGTAAAGCTCCTGCCTTAATTTCTCAATCTTTCCTTCTTTTCTGTATTTGATTTCGTTATTTTCAATATACTCATATTCAGATAATTCAACAGTCTTGATTTTTCCGTTCTCAATCAATTCGTTTTCAGCTAAAGTATATTTCCCAGCTTTATACAGCTCCTCTTTTGTCGCCTCTCTTAGATTTCCGTTGTCCAAAACTGGATTTTGATATTCCAGTTCACTCCAGATGTGCTTTTCTGAATCCCAATTTGGGTAAAACAAATTAGGACTGCTTTTAAACTCTTCCAAGTTAGTGATAATCGGTCTCGCTATTATTTCGAGACTTTTTTTGTCATAGATTACAACATTCATTTATATTTTCCTCCTTATTTTTTATAACTTGCTATTTCCACTTTCCGATAGCCAAGTAAGACGCAGAAACGTTTCCGGAAGCATTTGTTCTAGCTTTAAAAGTTGTTCCACTTACAGTATCGCCCGAAGCTATATAAGTACCACCATTTACCGTAAGTATCAAAGAAGTAATCCCACCCATATTTATTCCGTAATTGTTCATAGTTCCTGATGGACTTGCTACACAAGTTCCGAATCCTAGAACGATGCCGTTCGAGAATTTAAGATAGTTGTTTCCGACTTCCAATAACCCTTCCACTTTGTCCGAAAGTGGTTTATTGCTTATCGCCCTAAATTTCGTAACATCGTTGTAAGTCAAATTCGTATCTGCTATGCACTCATAATAGAACTTGGTAACGTTATCGTAGTAAAATTTCCCTTTTACTTTGTTTCCTGTGTCCTGAATATTTCCGCCGAATTCCATTCCTATTATTTCGGCTAGACGGTTGCCTTCGAGGGCTGTGCTTGATGTTGTGCCATATTCCACAATGTTTATCACAATAAATTGACTTCCGTTAAATACTAATTCGTAACTTTTGTTTGGTTTAAAATCCTCTGCTTCTATTTGTTTTAAAGTTCCGTTGTGTTCTTTCAACAACGTATAATCGACATTATTAAGTCTTAATTTTGTTGTTGTATTTGTATTTTTGCTATCGACATTGACTCTTAATTTTAAATCATTATTTAATCCAAATTCTGTTAAACCCTCTAAATTGCATACATAATAATCTATATTTAGATTTGTTGTTTTATTAGCTTGTAACGTATGCACATTTCCAAGCTGTAATCCGTTGTATATTTCTTCAGTTTCAGGAGTTCCATTTTCTCTTATAGTTCCAAAAGCCGGAATTATGTTTTTAATCTTAGTATCTCCTCTATTTGTATCTTCCACCTTATAATGTGTTGGAAATTCAACTTGTTGTGCCTTAAATTTTGTCAATTTAGCCATTATTACCTCCTATTTTAAATTGATTATATTTTCCTCTCCTATATCAAATTGTCCTAAATTATTTCGTCCAAACCGTCCAAATCTTGAATATGCAAAGTTACAAACTGGATTTCTTTTGACTTCGTTTTTAATTACACTTTGTCCTAAAGTTTTGCTTCCAAATCTCGTTCTGACTACATAATTATCCAAGCATTTATGTGTATTTACCTTTACTCCTCCACCTACAATATCATTCAAATCTAATTCATCAATTAAAGAATAATCATAATCTTTGTTGCTTATAAATTTGACATCATATTGTGCTGGCTCGTTGTTTTTATTTAATTCAATTGCTGGGGTTAATCCTGTAAACATTTCTCCAATATTGCTTATTGTTTCCAAGTTTGGAATTAATTTGTACTTTCTCATTGCTAATTTAATTCTATTTCTGTATCTGTCATCAGTCTGCCCATTCCTCGAAACATCAAATTTTTCTCCCAAGTCATCAAGAAATTCACCATTTGCATAGTCTATTAAGTGTTGTTTTTCCAACAAATTATAAATTTTATCGACTTCATCAAATAATTTTGATATTGCTTTATAAAAAGAGCTTACATTGCTATTCTTTTTTAACCACCACGGACACTTTGACATCAGATAATCAAAATTACTCTGCATATTCCGCCACCTCGTTAAATCTTAACTTCAATACTTTTTCAAAAACTATTCCAGGAGTTTCTTTGAATTTAAAAGTAATATCTACATTCAATAATTTATCGGCTGAATACACTGTTCTTATAAATTCGCTTTCACATTTATAACTTGTGATATATTCCCCTACTTTTACGGATTTGATATATTCTTTTACAATATTTCTCAAATTTTCTTCAAGAATATTTACCCCATCAGCTTTTTGGAATTCGATTTTCACTTGCACTTCCCTCTTTTTGGGTCTGTAAAATCTGATTTCCCTGTCTGTTCCTTGATTATCTTTGACGGTTACAATTGTGTCACCATTCATTTGAATAGCCTGATCTTTTTTCTTCCATATAGCGTTCGCTATATCTTCGTTTCTTCCGCCGTCTACTATTAAAACAATTGATTTTGGTTCTAATCCCTTGCTGTCAACTTGCATTGTTTTATTTTCGTCAGCATAAACAGATTTTACTCCTTCCTGCTTTAACACTTCCGCTCTAATTCCGTCCAAATTCCATTCACTTTCATTACGGCTTAAAAACCAACGCTCTATATAATCATTGTCACTTTCCTGTTCTTGCCCTCCAGCCGCAATTTCATTTTGTTTAAAATCGTATACGCCATTTACAACTTTAACCAATTTAATAATACTTCCAACTTCCTTATTTCCTTGCTCTCCTGCTGTATCGCAAGTGAATTCAAAAGTAGTCTTATCATTTAATGTTCCGTTTTCAGAAAGTGTATATCTAGTTCCATCGTTTGCTTCAACAATTACATCTCCTGTTTCAAGTGTTACATTTACTCCCCCTATCAGTTCAATTTTTACAGTCGCTTGACTTTCTTGCTTTCTTTTAAAGAAAAACGGACTATTTGCTAAATGTTCGTCTATTTCTATACCTTCACAGTTCAGCAAATTCATTTTTTCTGCTTGTATCTGTTGTCTTTCCATTTTTTCTCTTAGAAGCCTTGCCACAGGATACATAAGCATATACCAAGCGCTTCTTTTATCGTTAGAGAAGTCATCTTTTAACAATGTTTTTAATTCGTTGTTCAAAATATTCATATTATCCTGTACTGTGTTTACATTTATTCTCGCCAACCAATCCCAACTCCTTTCATCAATGCCGACTTGTTATCGTTAAAAATAAGCCCGATATTTACTTTAAGATGTCTGTTTTCATATTCATAAGACTCGACATAACACCTACTCAAATAATCCTTAAAATTATTCATTATTTTGTCTCTTATGTGCTCCAGCACTTCGTTTTCATTCCCATGTGTACCAAATAATTTCTCAAAATTTAGTCCGTATTTTATATCGTATTCAAGTTCTCCCTCACGAATACGCAACATTAAAACGATTTCCTGTATTACTTCAAAATACTTTTCTTTTGCTCCAAAAAATTGTACATCTCCTTTTTCAATATACAATTCTCCAGTTGCATTATTTAATTTTATATCCATAAATCACGCTCCTATGGATGATTGTAAGGAACTCCACCCTTACTAACTCCACTTTCTGCATCAAGACTTTTTGCCTTAATATCTCCAACTGTCAAAGTTCCTGAAATATTTACATCTCCGCTAACTGTTAAATTGCCATTCAAAACTACATCTCCGCTAATTTCAATGCTTCCAGGAATATCGACGGTTGTTAAATCAGTAGGAATTAAAATTGGCAAGGCAATAGCATTTGTTAAATTATGCCTTTTGTTTGTATTTACCGTGCTTACTTCTTTTGTGATATATCCACTTATATCTCTGCTGCAAATCAAAACAGGAACTTTATCCCCTGTTTTGAAATTAATTTTGATATTGATATTTCTATTTCCTAACTGGCACATCGGAACATGTAATATCGGAGGCAATTTAACTTCCCTGAACTCTGCCAACGGCTCTACATCCACAAATCCATTAGGATGTATTTTTATTATCTCTGCTATTAAAGAAGTATCAATTTTTCCAAGCATTGCCTTTATATATTCTTCCATTATCTTCTTCTGCCTTTCCCTTTATTTCTTTTTACTTGCGTGGCTTTTCCTTTTTTATTTTCCTTACTTTCAATTTTCTTGATTTCAGCATTATTTTTCTTAACATCGGTTTCGTTATTAACAACTCTAACTTTCAAAGTCATTTTAAAATCACTTATGTCAGCAATTTCTACAATCTGACATATAGTAGATATTTCGTTGCTTATCAGTTCTATCAAATCGCCTTTTTTAAGATAATAAATTAATAAGCATTTGACTTCATAATCGTATTTTATTTCTTCTTTTTTTTCTTTTTTTTCAGATTTCTTAGATTGTTTGCTATTCTTTGAATTTTTAGTTCCCTTTTTGTTGTCTTTATTCCCTTTGTTCGATTTTGGAGTACTATTTTTTATTTGATTTGCTTTTCCCTTTTGCTTTGCCACCTTTTTTACCCCCTTTTGATGAAGATTTTTTACTTCCTTTTTTAGACTTTTTACCACCTTTTTTATTTGATTTGCTTTCTTTTTTCTTTTCGACTTTGTAGCTTATTTCTTCAACATTTTGAGGTTTTGGCTCTTCCAGAAGTCCACTTTGATAACTCAATTTAATAACTTTTTCTGTGTTGATTTCGTTGTGATAAATATAAATAAAGTCATTTTTTGTAGTCATCTGGCTATCACAGTCTTTCACAATTTGCCCTATTTCATAAAGTCCACTTCCCAGTATGCTTTCGCCAATGCTGTAAACTTTATCATTTTTAAGTTCGCATTGCTTAACAGTAAATCCGCATTTGCTTGCCAAATCATTAATTATTGTGCTTGCTGTTGTATTCGGAGCATATGCGGCACTCACTAATTTTTTGAAGTCCGCTGGAACTTCACGGCATTTTAATTTCAAAGTTCCTTTTTCAACTTCTTTTCTAGTGATAATACCGCTCGCTACTTCTCCTATATCCGTACCATATCCAGCAACAAGCCTTATATTGTCCTTTAATTTAATTTTTGCAATTGTTGTATTTGTCAAGCCTTTTGTTTCTATATCAAACTCATTCGGCTCTTCATCCACGGACTTGTAGCTCCACTTAATTTCAACTCCATTTATTATTGTCGGATCTGCCAAATTATAATCTTTTGGGAAAATAAAATTTAAATCGCCATCATCCGTTTCAATCTTGATTTCAGTTCTTTCTAAAAACAATTTATTCAGCATCGTTCTCTTCCTCGTCATCTTCCATATCAAAATATTCTAAAAATACAGTTTCACAAAAATTTTCAAAAGTGATTACAATATACTCTCTATTAGCAGAAGCTTTTGTATCATCAATTCTTAATAATTTTCCATTTTTATCATATACATAAGTCTCTTCACTTAATAATTCAAATAATCCTTTTTTCTTATCTTCTTCATATTTTGCAGAACTAGATAATTCTATTCCTTTTTTTGAATATTCACTTTGTGTAAAAAGTTGGCTTTTTGCTAGTTTTCCATCTTTATTATAGAAATTTTTTTTCATATTTGCAAAGCTTCTTTTTTTTCTTTCTCTATCTGTTTGAACTAAATAGCCATTTTCATCATATTCATATTCGTACTCATGTTCTATTCCGTAAACATCTACACTTCTTATTAAATAACCATTTTCATCATATTCATAAGACAATGAAAAAGCTCCTCCATGAATTTCTGTTGTTATATAACCTTGGCTATTAAAAATAAATGTTATCTCTTCTTCACCTAGACTTTTTCCATTGCTATTATATTTATGAACCTTTTTAACCATCTTCATTACTCTGCCTTTTAAGTTCATTTTCTTCCAATCATTTTCTGGCATTATTTTTGAAACTGAATAAGAATAGTTAAATACTAATAACATCAATGTAAATAATAAAAAAAATTTTTTCATTCTACCAACCCCTAGAAATTTTATTCATAGTACTCATATTCAATTACTTTCTTTTCATATATACCTACATCATTACCTTTACCCTTAGTTATATCCACCACTTCTACTCTGTTAGCTACTTGATAAGTTAAATTTCCATATTTGTCTCTTTTTGTATCCTTAAAAACTAAATATAACTGTATCTTAGGTTCAAATTCACTACTTGGTTGAGTTACCCATATATAATATACTTCATTACCAGCTTTATCATAATAAGTTACAAATTTTCGTGTAACTAGCTCAGCAGTTTCAACATATAAACCATCTTCAAATTCATAGCTATATTTTATAGTTCCACTAGAAAAAACATTATCTCTAATCTCTTGTAGTTTCCCGTCTTTATTATAGATATATGAATAGTCAGTTAAGCTTTGGTATAATTCTCCATTTTTATCTTTAAGATAGTTACTATCATCAGTTATCTTCACTCCTGCCTTATCATACTGGTTTTGAGTAAAAGTCTGAGTTCTAATTATCTTTCCAGCTTTATTATAAGTAGTTCTTTCAAGTCCTCCATAAGCTGAATTCTTTGGTCTTTTTATTTGAACTAAGTTTCCATTTTTATCATATTCATAAGTATAAGTATGTTCGTGGCTTTCAACAAGTAAACCTTTATCATTATATCTTTTTTTATAACTATAAGGTTCTTTTCTATTTTTATCATATTGTAACTCTTCTATTATATATCCATTTTCATTAAATATAGTTTTTTTCTTTTTTACTTCATTATCTTCATACTTATATGTTATTTCAGTCATTGATTTAACTCTACCTTTTAACTCTTTATCTTTCCAATCAGTTTCTGGCGTAATTGCAGAATATTTATCATCAAAATTCTCTTTTACAGTTCTCAATAAATATTTTTGATTAGGTAATTCCACTGAGTATGAATAAGAAAAAACCAACAACATCAGAATTAGCCCTCTTAAATATTTTTTCAGATATTTATAGATTGTCATTTTATCAACTCCTAATGTCATTGGTTTTTATTTTTAATTATTTAATTTTTCTTCCATAAAGTTAAGAATTTCATCTCTACCTTTATTTGTCAAAGATGAATGGAAAAATACATCTTCATTATCAAAAACAAGTCTAGTTTTAATTGCTTTTAATTGTTTAGCTCTTTCATTATTTGACAATTTATCTATTTTTGTAAAGATAATTTTGTAGTCCATTTCATTGTATTCAAGCCATTCAAGCATTTCTATATCTTCATCACTAGGAACTCTTCTTATATCAAGTAAAACAAGAACTAATTTTTTCCTTTTACTTGCGATATATCTTTCCATAGTTTGTCCCCATTGTTTTTTCATTTCCTTAGGAACTTTGGCAAAACCATAACCTGGTAAATCCACAATATAGAACTCATCATTTATCAAAAAATAATTTATTAACTGTGTTCTACCAGGAGTTTTACTTGTTCTTGCTAATTTCAATCTTGATGTTAAACTATTTATTAAAGAAGATTTACCCACATTAGACCTTCCAACAAAGGCAAATTCTATTTTATCTAATTGTTCTGGATAATCTTTTTCATATACTGCTGATTTTACAAAGTCAGCCTTTTTTATTTTCATAATTAACCTCTAATATTATTTGACAAAAACTAATTTACTTACATCATCATAAGTTTTAGCAAAGTGTATTTTCATTGTAGATTTTAATTCATCTGGAATTTCATCAGTATCTACCCTATTATCTTCTGGTAGTATAACTTCTTTAATTCCTGCTCTATGTGCACCTATAACTTTTTCTCTAACTCCACCTATTGCTAAAACATCACCTGTTATAGTAATTTCTCCTGTCATTGCTATATCTTGTCTAACTTTTTTATTAGTCAACACAGATACTATGGCAGTTGTTATAGTAATTCCAGCAGATGGACCATCTTTTGGAGTTGCTCCTTCTGGGAAGTGTAAATGTATAGTTCTATCTTTAAAGAAATCTTTATCCTTTGGTGGATATTTCTTTAAGTTTGCTTTTACATAAGTCATTGCAACTGATGCTGACTCTTTCATAACATTTCCAAGAGTTCCTGTCAATGTTACTTCTCCTTTTCCTGGTGTATCAACTCCTTGAACATCAAGAGTTACCCCACCAACAGCTGTCCAGGCTAGCCCATTTACAACCCCTATTTTTCCAGTTGCTTTTCTTGATTTTTCAGGTCTAAACTTAGCTTTTCCTAAATATTTTTCTAAGTCAGTAGGTTTTAGATTAAATTTCTTTACATCTTTTTCAACTACTTCTCTTGCTAATTTTCTACAAATATTTATAATCTCTCTTTTTAGATTTCTAACTCCTGCTTCTCTTGTATATTCATCTATTAACTTGAACATAACTTTATCAGGAATTTTTATATCTATATTAGCAAGTCCATTTTCTTTTTGTGCTTGTTTCAATAAGAAATTTTGTGCTATATGTAATTTTTCAAATTCTGTATAAGAAGATAGTTGTAAAATATCCATTCTATCTCTTAAAGGTGCAGAAACATTTCTTAAATCATTAGCAGTTGCCACGAAAAATACCTTTGACAAATCAAATGGCATATCTATATAATGGTCTTCAAAGTTTTTGTTTTGTTCAGGATCTAATACTTCAAGCATCGCTGATGCAGGGTCTCCTTTAAAATCATTTGACATCTTATCAATCTCATCTAAAAGTATAACAGGGTTATTTGTTCCTGCTTCTTTCATAGCTTTCATTATTTTTCCTGGCATAGAACCTACATAAGTTCTTCTATGTCCTCTAATTTCTGCTTCATCTCTAACTCCACCTAATGAAACTCTCACAAATTTTCTTCCCATTGACTCTGCAATAGACTTAACAAGTGAGGTCTTTCCTATTCCTGGAGGTCCTGCAAGACATAAAATTACTCCATTCATAGATGGATTTAATTTTTTAACTGCTAAATAATCTAAAACCTTTTCCTTGGCATCTTTCAATCCATAGTGATCTCTTTCTAGGATTTCTGATGCTTTCTTTAAATCTAAAACATCATTAGTTTCTGAATTCCAAGGTAGGTCTAAAACTGCTTCTATATAGTTTCTAATAACTGATGATTCAGCCGAGAAAGGTTGCATTTTAGTTAATTTTTTAACTTCTGCTTCCAATTTTTCTCTCACTTCTTTTGGAAGTTCTGTATTTTTTAATCTATCTACAATTTCTATAACATCATCATCTTGTGAAAAATCTCCTAATTCTTCTTTCATAACAGAGATTTTTTCTTTTAGATAGTATGCTCTTTGTGCCTCATTCATCTTATTTTTAACTTTATCATCAATAGTTTTTTCTAATGATGCTATTTCCATTTCAGCAACTATTTCATCTAAAATTCTGTATCCTCTATCTCTAACATTACTTATTTCTAAGATTTCTTGTTTCTTTTCAGATGAGATATTCAAATTAGATGCCATTATATCTAAACCATTTGAATAATCTTCAATTTTCTTTAAGTTTAAAATAAGTTCTGATGAGAATTTTCCTATCATACTTACATATTTTTCAAACTTTGTAAAAACTTTTCTATAAATAGCTTCTGTTTCTTTACTATCTTTTAAAGTTTCCTTTATAATTGTATATGTTGTTACATATT